AATGAATTGATTGCAGTAGCTAAAACTGGGAGACCGATCCCTAAAACACAAAATACGGATATGACATTTGTCGTAAAAATAGATTTATAATGGCAATAACATTCAGAGCTAATAAAGGACAAGCACTTACCTACTCAGAAATGGATACTAACTTAGGTAACTATTTCTATTCAAGTTCTTTAGAAAGTGCCGGTACTGTCTTGGTTTTACATTACACTTCAAGTATTGAAGTACCAGTTAATAATTCCTCTCATAGAGTTCCTTTACTAAAAGGAGTTCTAAATGGAGGTCCTAGAAGAGTAGCTTATTTTTCTAGTAGTGAAGCTATAACTAGCTCACAAGGATTTATTGTAGATGGTACTAAAGTAGGTATAAATGTAGATGAATCAATAAGCAGTTTATCTTATCAATTACAAGTTTCAGGAAGTGTTCAATGTACTTCTCTATTCCAAACCTCAGATGAAAGACTAAAAACTAATGTAAAATCTATAGACGATGCCCTTACAAAAATAGTCTCTTCTAGAGGAGTTAGTTTTGATAGAGATAATGGAATAAAGGAAGTAGGAGTAATAGCTCAAGAAATAGAAAACACCGTACCAGAAGTTGTATCTAAAGATGAAAATGATTATCTTAGTGTAAACTACAGCGGTTTAGTAGGTGTTCTTATTGAAGCCGTAAAAGAACAACAGGAACTTATCCAAACATTATTCGATAGAGTTCAGAATTTAGAAAATAACCAGTAAAATGGCACTAACGTTTAGAAATACAAAAGGCTCATCACTTACTCATACTGAGTTAGATAATAACTTTAGAGAGTTTTACTACTCTGCCTCATATGACGGTTCCGGGTTATACTTATACAAATCTCAATCTCTAAACAACGAAACAGTTCTACCCTTTCAAGCTCCTGTAGGGTATGATTATTATATTCAAATAAAAAAAGGAGACGCTCCTTCTGGTTCTAATGCGTTATTTACAGGTTCTAACAATTTCAGATTTGATTACAGACAAAGCATACTAGATGTAACTGGTTCACAAAATATTACTGGGAATCTAGTAGTAGGAGGAACTGTTACAGCTGAAGAATTTATAACAGAAAAAGTTGCAACTTCATACGTTTATAAATCTGGTTCTACTAAATTTGGAGATGATACAGGTGATAATCATGCCTTTACAGGTAGTATGGATATAACCGGAAGGTTAGAAATTACTGGACCTACAACACAATCAGGGGATATTTCTATAACAGGTAATACAGTTACAGTAGGTAACTATACAACTACTGGAGATATTTCTTTAACAGGTAATACAGTTACAGTAGGTAACTATACAACTACTGGAGATTATAACTTAACAGGGCAAATAACCCAATCAGGTAATTACAAACTAACAGGTGACTTAGACCATATAGGTACTAAAGTACATACAGGAAATACTAATCACTCTGGTAACACAAACAGAACTGGTAATTTAATTCAAACCGGTACAATTAGTAACACAGGGGATGCAAGTATAACAGGAAGTTTGACTGTTACTGGAAGAGTTACTGCAGAAGAATACCATACCGAATTTGTTTCTTCCTCTATTATTTTTAATTCAGGATCAACCCTATTTGGTGATACTCAAAACGATACACACATATTCACAGGCTCTTTATCAGTAACTAATGGAATTACGGGATCAACAGATTTTAATACATTAGTAAATAGACCAACTTTACTATCATCATCAGCTCAAATAGCTAGTGATATATCCGGATCTGTTAATTCACTTACATCTAGTTTCTTTACGAGTGCTTCAGTCTCTTTAAATACTATTACTTTTACTAAAGGAAATGGATCAACAGCTGACATTCAAATAAATACTGGATCTGGAGGAGCAGGTATAGCAAGTGTATTAGAAGATACAACACCACAGTTAGGAGGTACTTTAGAACTTAACGGTAACAGTATTTCAGGCAGTGGTACGATTGATATAAGTGGTTCGATTGCAACATTAGGCGCAATAACTGCAGGAGGAGATGTAACAGCATTTTTCTCATCTGATGAAAGATTAAAAGATAATGTTACACCTATAGAAGGTGCATTAGAAAAAGTAAATCAAATAGGAGGATATGGATTTGATTGGAATAGTAATTCTGAGCATAGCGGTCACGATGTTGGTGTTATCGCTCAGGAAATCGAAAAAGTGCTGCCAGAAGTAGTAACTACTCGAGATAATGGCTATAAAGCCGTACGTTATGAAAAAATTGTCGCGTTATTGATTCAAGCTGTTAAAGAACAGCAGTTACAAATCGATGAGCTGAAGTCAAAGCTCTAGCGACCAAAACCAAATTATATGGATATGACAAACCCTTCCTGGACTTTCCAGGGTAGGATCTTCAACGATATCACAGACTTTCCCGAAGACACTTATGGATTCATTTATGAAGTGTTTCATAAACCTACCGGCCAAAAGTATATTGGCAAAAAAGTCCTATTTTTTGAAAGAAACAAAAGACTCGGAAAACGAGCATTAGAAGCATTACGCGAAGAACGTAAAGCTAAAGGAATAGGAGGACGAGTTCCTCTCAAACAGAAAGTAATAACAGAATCAGATTGGAAAGAGTATTACGGCTCTCACCCTACTATAAAAAAACTAGTTAAGGAGTCAAAAGACTTGAGAGAAGATTTTGAGAAAAAAATACTTGATCTTGTACCTAATAAGAAGCTTTTAACTTATTATGAGTGTAAACACCTATTTATAAAGGACGTCCTAGAGACATATAGTCATCAATATATAAATGATAATATTCTAGGAAAATTTTATAGAAAAGATTTTAACAATGATTAAACTAAAAGAAATTATCGGCCTCCCCTCATTGCAGTACCACATAGACAATAGTCTCTCATTACATGAGAATGTCTACCGTTATAACTCTGACGCCTTTATACAATTATTTGCTGAAGCAAGAGAAGCGTGGAGAGACGGGTATATTACGTTAAATGAAGAGGACGAAAAGCTTTTAGAGGCAACCGATATAGGAGAGTACGGAGATTATAACGGTATGAAAGTACCTTTAGATCTTCCAATGGTATCTCCTAAATATAACGCATTATTTGAAATAGGCTGTGCAATCGATGAGATGATTGAAAACGAGGAGACAATTGACGAAGCTCTTTCCATAGAAGAAATGATTGACTATGAGTTAGTAAAAGAGTTAGTTGAATCGATTGGCGGTACTATTGATATGGATAAATTCAGAAAAGCAGTTCAAATTCACAATGAAACATTTGACTACTCTGGGTTTGATCTTCTTAAAGCCTCTGTAGACTATATTCCTGAAGCGGAATACCAAGGTAAAAAAGTACAGCTTAACAGACCTAAAAGAGGAGGCTCTAAAAAATTCTACGTTTATGTTAAGAACCCTAAAACAGGAAACGTAAAAAAAGTATCTTTTGGAGATACAGGATTGTCTGTTAAATTCAAACAAAAAGGAGCTAGAGCTTCATTTGCAGCAAGACATAAATGTGCACAAAAGAAAGATAAAACAAAAGCAGGTTATTGGTCATGTAATATTGGCCGTTATTGGAAATCACTAGGTGGATCATCAAACTTCTCAGGTTACTGGTAGACCTTATTCTGAAAAAAAAGAAGACGGTTATATAATTAGAGAGTTCTCTCAAGATACTACTCCATTTGAATTTGTATGGCATAGAGATAAAGAGGATCGTATAGTTCAAGCTATGCATGATACTGACTGGCTATTTCAATTAGATAACGAGATTCCACAACAGTTATCAGAAAACAAACTATTTATACCAAAAGAGACATATCACCGTTTAATAAAAGGAACTGGTGATTTAATCGTTAAAATAAAAAAAATTATGAAGTGCGACTGTAAAGTTTGTGAATGCGGAACATCATGCGAATGTAACTGTTGTGATTGCTAATTAGATTATGAAACTAAGCGATATTATATTAGAGGACGATTATTGGAGTAAGTTCAAAACTGAAGCTCAAGAAATTGAGAATGAAATGAAAGATACTTACAATAGAGATGATATTTCTGTCTCTATAATTCAACACTCTAATGGAGATAAAGCAATAGGTAAGGTTACTATACAAGCACAAGAAGAAGTAAGACCTTCAGAATATCAGAATATGAAAAGTTTTTTGGAGGCAAAAGGATTTGAGGTAACAGGTGGTGCAAATTTTTTCGATAGGGACGATGACAGGTATTATTATCCTGATATTAAATTTGAATTTAAAATATGAAACTTTCTAAAATTATATTAGAAAATAAAAAATACGTAGTCAGAGAACAACTTGATTTATCTAATGAAGACGTTTTAAAACTAGCTGAAGCTATCACAGATAAACTTCAAGACTATCTAGATATAGATAACAGAACACTCTTACATCAAACAGTATCTGCTGCAATAGGAGATTTATTGCAAAACAACGAAATATAAGTTGTCTATAAGAGAAAAAGTTCTTATCTTACTGTAAAGATACGGACTGGTTATATGGATTATACTTTCCTTTTAGGATCCATTGAGAATATATTGGGTAAAAGTCATAAGAGAGCTAGAGATAACTATGCTTTCCATTGTCCTTTTTGCAATCATAGAAAGCCAAAGTTAGAAATTAACATGGCTACTAACGAAGAAGGACAAAACCCATGGGAGTGTTGGGTATGTCAGACTAGAGGAAGAACTATTAGGTCTCTGTTAAAACAGCTTAAAACACCGCAAGATAAAGCACAAGATATTTTAAAATACCTTCCAAAAGGTACATATATTGAATATAAACAACTATCTATAATAGAGCTACCAAAAGAGTATCAACCTATATACTCTTCATCAAAAACATCAGTAGTGGCTAATATAGTAAGAAAATACTTATATGAGAGAGGACTTACCGACAATGATTTTATTAAATATGGGATTGGATATACAACGTCTGGAGAATATGGAGGACGAGTTATTATCCCAAGTTATTCTGAATCCGGTCAACTCAATTTTTTTGTTGCACGAACTTACAGCAACAACTATTTTAAATACAAAAATCCAGAAGCTTCAAAAGATATAATATTTTTTGATAATTTAATTAACTGGACTCAACCAATTATTTTATGTGAAGGTGTATTTGACGCTATAGCTATACGCCGTAACGCTATTCCTATATTAGGAAAGAGTATCTCTACTTCACTTTACAAAAAAATAATCACCAGTAACGTAAAAGACATTTATATTGCATTAGATACAGATGCAAGAGATAAAGCTCTCGAAATAGGAGAGAAATTTTTAAACCAAGGTAAAAGAGTATTTCTTGTTAACTTACCAGATAAAGATCCCTCTGAAATGGGATTCAAAGCTTTTACCAAACATATCCAATCTGCAGAAGAATTAGACCTCGGTGGTTTAATGATGCATAAATTAGACCTATGATAAAACAAGGTATGAATATTCTCGAACAAAACGAGAAGAAAAGACTTGAATTCAACCCTGAATTAAAACAAATAAACTTTCTCGATAGGAGAGTATATAAGAGAGGCGAAGGAGTATATTACCCGTCCGTAACAACTATACTCCAGTACATGCCCAAGAATAAGTTTTTTGAGTCTTGGCTCAAAGACGTTGGGCATAACGCCGATCTTATAATGAGAAGAGCAGGTAAACAAGGAACTCAAGTTCATGAAGCTTGTGAACAGTTAATACTTGGAAACGAAGTTAAATGGATGGATGACTACGGTAGAGCTAAATACTCTCAAATAGTATGGGAAATGATATTAAAGTTTTACGATTTTTGGACTACATATAAACCTGAGTTAATTTCTACCGAAGAGTTTGTATGGTCAGATAAACATAAGTATGCAGGTACTGCTGACATAGTTGTAAAAATGAATAATGAAATATGGTTACTGGACATTAAAACGTCTAATAGCCTACATAAATCTTATGATCTTCAGTTAGCATCGTACGCTAAGGCCTTAGAAGAGTCTAAAGATATTAAAATAGAAAGAACTGGTATAGTATGGTTAAAAGCCCATACAAGATCTGCTTCTAAGAAGAAAGGTGTATACCAAGGAAAAGGTTGGCAAATAAAAGTTATAGATGATATAGATGAAAATTTTGAACTCTTTCAAATGATCTACAAACTATACTCTTTAGAGAACCCTAATACTGAACCTATTTATAATAGTTATCCAACGACTCTAAAACTATGAGAAAACTTTGTTTATTAGCGTTAATTTTCGTATCTTTAACAAGCTGCAGTACATATCAAGTAGCTCGTTATGAGGTAGAAAATATACTCGCAGTAACAAAGGCTGGCGATACCATACAGGTACCTCTATCAGAATTTAGAAGACAGTATAACTATGATACATATTCAAACTGGCAGTTCTACTACGGAAACAGTTGGTGGTATTGGAACGATTGGAGATACCGTTACCCAAATTATAATCTTTGGAGGTATTATAATCATACTCCTACTCGCTTCCATTTTAGACCACAAACTCAACCGCAGAGACAAATCGCAAGAATAAAAGGAAGAAGAAATGAAACTAACACAACTAATCCTAGAGGCACGCAACAAACCCAAAATCGTTATAATGGCAGGAGGAGCGGGAGCAGGGAAGTCGTACCTTCTCAACCAGCTAGATCTAAGATCTCTACCCCTCGTCAACCCAGACAAATACGTAGAGGATCCGGACAGCCCCGCATACAACAAACTCAGCCCAGGGGTCGCTCTAGCCAACAAGGAAGCAGACCAATTAACAGACGAAAAAACTAGCTTTGTTTGGGACACAACAGCATCTAATCCTGCGAAAGTAAAAGATATACTTTCTAAAGGATACGACGCTTATATGGTAATGGTGTATACTCATCCTGTTATAGCATATTTATCTAATGCCAAAAGAAAAAGACAGGTACCTTCTTCCGCTGTTTTCTCTACCTGGCGTAATGTATACCAGTTAATCTCAGATTACAATAAAATGTTAAAGGGTAATCTTTCCATTTTTGTTAATGATAGAGGAGGAGAGTTTAACGATTATATTAAAGAATTTGATACAGCAGCTAAAAACGGAGCAGCAGGTATATCAGATTATTTAGAAAAATTAAATGATAAAGAAAACATAGGCGGTTCATCTTTTAGACAACCGTACGAAATGTCTAATCAAGAAGAACAAGAGTTTTATAAAGCTGTAAAAGATATCGATTATGATGTAGAAAATTACAGTGAAGATAGAGCTTTAAAAAAATACTTTACAGACTGGTATAGAAAAAACGGCGTCGGACCAGGAGATGATAAAATGAAAAAGAAATTAGATTCAGTTAGAAAGCAAAAACAAAACGCTGCAGATAGAGAAAAAGATGTTTTAGACAATATTGGAGAAATGCTCTACAGTCCTCTTTTTCAAGAAAAACTGATACACTCTACACCAGCAGAAATAGATCAAAAAATTCAAAACTTCTTATCATAATGGCTACAGCACTTTACCCAGGAGGTTTTAAACCACCGCATAGAGGACATTTTGAAGTAGTTAAAAGACTATTAAATAATAACCATAACGGTAAAGTTTATAATTTTGACGATAGAGAAACAGCAGGATCAGCAGCTTTAAAAGGAGATACAGATAAGGTAGATCCTATTGATAAAGTAATAGTATTTATTGGTGCAAAAGATAGAAACGGTATTAGTACCGAGATGTCAAAAAGTATTTGGAATATTTATAAGAAGTACTTAGGTAATGTAGAAATTTATTCTGAGGTTCCTAATCCAATGCAAAATGCATCTGCTTATGCTAAAAAAAGACCTCAAGAGAAATTTTATGCTGTTACAGGAGTTAGAGGCGAAGACGATTTAGCCGATCTTAGGAGGATCACTTCTTTTAAAAATAGAGAAAACGTAGAAGGTCTAATAGTAGCAGCACCAGGTGGTACTAGAGCAACTGATTTTAGAAAAGCTCTACTATCAGGTAATTTAGATCAAGTTACTGATTTTTTTCCTAGAGAATTAACTAGAGAAGAAATATTAAAAATAGTAAACATGTTAAAGAAGAGCATCATTTCAGAAGTTATGAAAGAGAAAGTTGATGAACTTTTTGACTCTTGGTTTAAAGAAGAAGTTAATGAAGGAAGCTCTGGCACACCTATAGCACCTAGATCGGTAGTTCGTTCGGAAGATAGAGCCAAATTAGTAACCTTATATAATAGAATTAGAAATCAAGTTGAATCAGAAGGAGTAAAAGTAACCTTCGAAGAAGATCATATCAGGGTAGGATTAACAAACGAACAAGATGATCGTAACTTTGATTTTACACCTTATATGGCTTCTATCCTAGAATATATGATAGACGAAGGTATGAACATTCAACCCTTACCAGAAGTTAAAGTTAGAAAAGACTTAGCTGAATCAGAACAATTCTTTGGTAAAACAGCTTACTATGATCCTAACGAAAATACAATTGTACTTTATACTCAAGGTAGACACCCTAAAGATGTTATGAGATCTTTTACTCATGAAATGGTTCATCATATTCAGAACCTTGAAGGTAGATTAGGACAAATAGAAACTTCTAATACAAACGAATCAGACGCTCTTTTGGAGCTTGAAAAAGAAGCCTACTTAGTAGGAAATATAACCTTCCGAAATTGGGAAGATAAAACAAAAAACGGTTATGGAATCACTTAAAGAATTATTAAAAGAAGAATATCCTCTTAGAGAAGAAAAACCAACCCTTCCATATAAGATTTACTGCGATATGGACGGAGTACTCACAGACTTTGAAAGTAGATTTGAACATTTTAGTGGCATGCATCCTCAAGAATATGAAAAAGCAAAAGGAAGAGCAGCATTTTGGCATTTAATAGATACTGAAATAGGAGTAAGGTTTTGGATTGGAATGGACTGGATGCCTCAAGGTAAAAGACTTTGGGATTTTATTTCACCATATAAACCAGACCTTTTAACTTCTCCTTCAAGAGATAATACCTCTAGGTTAGGTAAGAATTTATGGGCTAAAAATAATTTAAACCCTAAACCTAAAGTTATATTTGCATACTCAGCTGATAAACAAAGGTATGCTAATGAAAATTCTATTTTAATAGATGATAAAAAGTCTAATATAAATGAATGGACTTCTAAAGGAGGTATAGCTATTAGATGTAAAGACGGTAATGTAGACCATGTTATAGAAAAATTAAAAGAGTTAGGTTATGAGTAAAGAATCACTTCTTAAAAAAGAGTTTAAAGAAAGTGATGTTCAAAGAGTTAGAAATTTAGTTAACAAAGATTATACAGCTAAAACTAAATCTCAAACTGGATATCAAAAAATACATAAAAAATATAAGGAAGGAGATATTTGGGAAGAATCAGGTAAGACTTGGACTATAAAAAATAATATTAAACAGAATATTACCAAATTAGATGCTGCAAAAAAAGCTGTCAGGATACCTCTAACTTGTCCAAATTGCGGCGGTCCTATGAAACATCACCTTGCGAAAAAAATGTATAATATTCACGGCTTTTGCTTCGATCCTTGTACTGTAGAAATGGAAGCAGATTTAAGAAAGGCAGGTCTTTATGAACAGTATGAGAAAAAAATGATGCAAGGTAACATAAAATCATTTTCTAAAGATATTGAAGAATGGGTTTTAGATGTAGTTAATTCTTCAGAATCTTTTGTTACCGAAGACGGTACAATAGAGGATTGGAATTCTAACAACACAATAAATAAAAGAATACTAACTAATTTAAAAACATATTTAGGTCATCTGAAAGAATATATATAATATATTTATATTAAAAACCTATATAATGAACCAGAAGCAAATCTTAGAATCAGTTTTAGCAGAAATTCAACATGTTAAAACTCATATGCCTAATGGTGAGTTAAAGCAAATGGCTAGGGATTTTGAAAAAGTAAAAGAAGATATAACAGATCTTAAATATACCTTACTTAACCCGGATAACGGAGTCATAGTTAACACTAATAAAAATACTGATTTTAGGTTAGAGAAAGAATCTAGAGAAAAAGAATATAATAAGTACATTTTAGAACTAGAAGAACTTAAAACCTGGAAAGCAGGTGTAACTAGAGCACTCTGGATAATTTTTGGAACACTAGCAGCTGTTATAATAAGAATGTTAATGATGCACTCAGACAAAATATGACAAACCAAGAGGTTCAAAATATTACTTTAGAGTCACTAAGAGACTGGTTCAAAAAAGAAAAGTGGGTTCGTATCTCTACTTCTGGAGATATTGCAGGTCCTTGCGGTACTTCTAAAAATAAAAAGAACCCAGACAGATGTCTTCCTAGAGCTAAAGCTCAATCTTTAACTAAAGGTCAAAGAGCAGCAACAGCAGCTAAAAAGAAAAAAGCAGGTGCTAAAGGAAAGACTGTAGTGAAAAATACAAAAAAAGCAAAAGTAACAAGAGAAGATATTCGTAATTTAGTAATAGGTACTATATACGAATTAAAAAATGAAAGCACTATCATGGAAAAAGATGATAGGTGCACAAGATTAGCTAAACAAAAATATGACACCTGGCCTTCAGCATACGCCTCCGGGGCAGTTGTTCGTTGTAGAAGAGGCGAAATTTGGAAGAAAAAATAATGTCTATTAAACTAAAACCCAGTACAAAAGAATATAAAAGAGATGCCAAAGGTAAAATAATAGGTAAGCAGTACACATGGAAACATCATAATCCATGTACTTTTAAAACAGAAGAATTAAAGTCTATGTATACCAACTCTGCTTATAGTAGAAAAAAACATTTAATTTTAAACGAACTCAAAAAAAGAGGAGTTGAAATATAATGACTAGAAAAGAAATGCTTACTGTAATCAAAGAGGTACTTCATGAAGAAGCTACTATCGATAAGTATATTACTGTACTTAGTGTCATTGACGGTAAACGTAATCTAGATAGTGATCAAATACGAATGATCTTTACAGGAGATGTTCATGGAACTTTCTACATTTATACTAATGAAGAAGGTGAATATGAAAACGAAAAAGAAATTACCAGAGAAGAGGCTTTAGAGTATATCAAATACTATAACGCTAGACTTAAAGGCGATTCAAATACAGAAGAACGTTTAGGTGCTAAGCTAGGAGTACTAGGTATAGAATCTGAACTTAGATTTAACCATGGTGAGATCAAAGGTGATCCTACTGTATTTTCTAAAAATGAAAACTACGCCGACGGTAAAGTAAAAGGAAAATCTAGACCCGGTAGAGTTAAAAAATCAGGAGCCTCATGTAAAG